AAATCCAAATTTTCAACCTTTTTTGTAATTTCCAATATAGAAAAAGACCGGGCGGGTACTTGGAAAACAAAAGGCACACACAAAATCCTGCAATTTTTTCAACTAAGTTGGAATTTCGGGGGTAAAACTGGTGAGGTGGTAAAATTCGACGACTAGAAAAATTTTGGAAAAAAATTTTGCGCTAAGACCCTCTCTAGAACACCGAGCATTATGTAGGAAATAGATTTAATATTCTAAGTTATTCAAGAGCAACGAGCATTAGTGTTTTTTTTCGTCCTTCGGACTGTTAAAGTTACCCTGTTTGTCTTACTTGAGTCAAGGTTTTTTTATATTTTTGTATTTCTAGCGATTTATAGAGCATTAGAAACTAGAGCATTACCACGTCGTGCGATTTTTTTAAAAAATATTTGACTTGTGTAGGAATATTTACTTAATTTGCATACACAATTAACAAAATGGGAGTATTATGAGTAAAAAAAACATAAAAAAAGCACTAGAATTGACTATTGGAGGTCATGAGTACAAAGTTATTGAATTACCGTTAGAACATGAAGATAGTAGTAAAGAATTATATGGTAGACATTTGGTAAAAGAAAATGTTATATTGATAAATGATAGTATTCATGAATCTAGAAAGAAAGAAACGTTAGTACATGAGGTATTACACGCTATATTCTACAATTACGGGCTAGAACACAAAGAAGGCTTAATTGATGCTATATCAAACGGATTATTTCAGCTAGGAGTAGGAGATTTCTTATGGAAGACATCAAAAAAGCAATCTTAAAAGCAAAAGAGCAAGGTAATACTGCATTAGTGCAGCGATTACAGCAAGAACTAGACGAATTAGAAAAAATACGTCAAAACCTTAACTGGGATAAGTTAATACGTGAATTAGAAGATGTAAAAGATATGGAGGATTTTCCAAAAGATGCCAAAAAAAAATAATGCAATAGACTTCATAAAAGAAGTATACCCGCAAACTGAGCAAGAATTTCAAGTTCTTTTAAACAAGATGTATAGAACATTCTGTGAAAAGCAATTTGATTATGGTCCTGGCAATATAGCATTAGGTACCATGTTGAAAAACGAAAAAGAAGTCAATCAATCCTTATTTGGTATCATTGTAAGGATGAATGATAAGATAAACAGACTAATCAACTTGTCAACAAACCACAATATGAAAGCAAAGAATGAACCAATAGAAGATGCTTTTATAGATATTGCAGTATATGCAGTGATGGCAATGATAGTCAAACAAAACAAATGGGGTAAATAATGCCTGGAGTAAAATGGACAGAAGATGAAATCAGAATCTTAGACCAGTATGAACGTACTGCTAAGTCTGCATTTGTTCTGTATCAAGAAATACGTATTGCTGGATATAATAGAACATATAAAGCAGTATCTCGTAAAATAGAATCCTTAGGATTAAGAAAACCTACCAGATATACAACTGGACATGAGATGACTATCGGATACCTAGATATTGAATCTACTGGATTTAGTGCTAATATCGATGTTATGTTGTCTTGGTGTATTAAAGGTAGAGGTGATAAGAACGTTGCTGGAGCTAAAATTACAAAAGAAGAGTTGATGTCTGAAAAGCAAGATGCTCGAATTGTAGAGCTTTTAGTAGAAGAAATGAACAAATATGATGTAATATTTACATATTATGGTACTCGTTTTGATATTCCGTTTATTAGAACACGTGCACTATATCATAAGACATTCTTTCCACTATACAAGCAAAAGTCGCACAAAGACCTGTATTATGTAGTAAAATCTAAATTAAAGCTACATCGTTCATCATTACAAGCAGCTACAGAATTTTTTGGTATTGCTGGTAAAACCAGAGTAAAACCAGAAATGTGGCAAAAAGCTAGATGGGGCGATGAAAAAGCAATGAAATACGTTTACGACCATAATGTAGCAGATGTAGTAATATTAGAAAAACTACATCGTAAGTTAGAAGAATATGCACCACCAATGGTAAGACCATTATAATCAGGAGGAAACATGGCTAAGAAAGAAGAAAAGCTAAAAATAATGAATGATGGTAAAGAAATCGAGTTCTTATATTCTGATTTATCTGAAGAAGCACAAGCTCAGTACAATAGAGCTAATGAGCTTGCTGGTCAGTTAATGAGGTTAGACCAACAATCTAACGAACTAAGATTCCTTGCTAATAACTACATTCGCTTCGTTATCGACGAACTTGAAAAAGATGTTGACGATAAAGAGGAAAAATAGTTAAATTATGAGAGAACGTACTGTAAAGGGAGTTACTCATTATTTGTATGATGACGTCAACGAGTTTAGAAAGCATCACGAAAGTGTTTCTTTGTTGACAGATTGGCGTCACTCAAATATAGGTGATTGGGTAGTTACTGATGATGGTCAAGTATGTCAAGTTCTACATCTAGGAGTTTTAAAAAAACACGATAGAAAAAAAGAAACTACATTTATTAGAACTATTATGGGTTCTTTTATCTGTAGTCCTAGAGTAAGAATGGAAGGAGATATGAAAACCAATATGCATACGTTCTCTACAGATGGTAAATCACCTTCTGTTAGAAAAAAAGAAAGAAAACAAGCAACAGATAAAGAGTTTTTGTTTGGTAAGTATGTTGCAAAAGGAGATGATGTAGTAGAAGCTTACATGAAAGCATTTCCTAGTAAAAATGAAAAATATGCTAAATCACAAGCAAAACTGCTGTTAAAAACCGATAGGGTAAAAAAATTGATTAGAGAAGAAATAGATAAATACCTAAATGAAGCAGATATTACTCCTACATATCTATTAGAAGAAATGAGAAATATCATAGATAAAGGCGGTTCCTCTGATAGAGATAAAATTACTGCAATAACAACTTTAATGAAAATATCTGGAATGATGGATACAGAAAAGACTACAGAGTCTTTAACATTGTTTCAAGGTTTTACACAGGAGCAACTAAATGCAATTCAAGGGTCTCAGCACAAAAAATTGGCAGAAGTTAAAAAAGATAACGAAAAATAAGCGTTGTTATATATGTCATTACAGGCTAAGTAAGACTGGAATTTATTTATATAGCAAAGATAAAGAAGATACTACGCACGTAAAATGCTTCAACTGCTTAACGGTATATAACTGTAATTTTGGTATTACAGACCTAGGAATACCAACTCAGGTAGGTCATTCATGAGGTTAGCAGTTTATGGTACTTTGAGAAGAGGTTTTGAAGATACTGGTGTAGTAGAAGGGTTTAGCTTAGTATTTCCTGGAACCAAGTCTTTTCCAGCTTTAATAAAGAATAATAGAGGGAAAGGTGCTGTGGTAGAGGTTTTAGATGTAACAGAAGAAGAGCTTGTTATGTATGACATGTATGAATCTACTAAAGATGGTTTATATATTAGAACAACAGCAAATGTTATTCTTGACGATACAAAAGAAAAAGAAAAGTGTTGGATATATGTAGCTGGTCCTTTGCTGTGGCAAAGCTCTAGTATGTTTACAGAAGTCCCTGATGGTGATTGGCTTTCACCTAAAACGCTTTTGATGATGGACAGAGTTTATGAAAAAGAATACGAAGAAGCCAGAAAATTTTAATATCATACCTCCTGACCTTTCTGCAAAAGAAAAAGCTTTAGAGCTAGCAAAGAAAGATATTGTAACTTTTGGTCAAATGTTTTTACCAGAAGATTTTATGAAATCAACTCCTGCTCCATATCAATATGAGCTAAGCAACATTCTTTTGGGAGAAGATAAGAGAGTTTGTATTATACTTCCTAGAGGTCATGCAAAGTCAACTCTAGCTAAAACAGCTTTACTTCATCAACTATACTTTGCTCCACCAGAAAAAAAACAATTTATAGCTTGGGTGTCTGAAGAGCAATCTCAGGCAATAGACCATATTAAATATATACAAAATCATATAGATATAAACCCTGCTTTACAATATTACTTCGGAGATTTAAAAGGTGGTAAGTGGACAGAAAAAGAATTTACTACTGCAAGAGGAGATAGAATTATTGCAAAAGGTACATCTCAACGTTTGCGTGGTCGTTCACAATTAGGTTTAAGATATACAAATATTATTCTTGATGACTTTGAATCAGAATTAAATACTAAAACACCAGAAAGAAGAAGAGAGATTAAAGAATGGGTAATGTCAACAGTAGAACCCGCTTTGGAAAACTCCAAAGAAAACGAAGGTTCAATATGGCTTATTGGTACGATAG